AGTATTTTATTAGAGCTATAGTAATTAAGAAAGTCTGGTCTAATAACCATACTGTACTTTTTAAGTCTCTTATCAGTAGTTACTGCAAGAGCTCTTTTTCCTAACGGTCTTTTTATATTAGCAAAGAAATTTTTCTTGCCAATATAAGAAACAGACTTACCATCTATTATAGCTGTCATAATGTAAATAAAGCCAATAGCTCCTTCTGGAATATCAGATTCTTTAAATACTTTTCCTTCATATATCCAAAAATCTATTGGTTTACTCATAATAGTGCTTTTATTGATTTGAATACTATGTTTCTTGTTTCTTGAATACCTCTTGCTTTTACAGTATCAGATATATCTTTCTCAAATGGTAAAACCACATAATCAAAACCATATCTTTTCTTGTAAGTTTTAGCTGCTTCAATACCAGGCTCATCATTGTCAAAAATCAATATGATTTTAGCATACTTGTGGATATACTTTTTCATAAGATTTTCTGCAATAACTGTATTCTCACTATCTGGTGCAATTGTTTCTACATTACCAATACCAAGAGTTTTAAAAGACATAATATCTTTCAGAGATTTAGTTACTACTAAATACTTAGATTCAAATGTAACTTGCTCAGAACCCTGAATGTAATCAGATACTTTGATAAATTTACTCACCTTATTTTTAGGCTGATAGATTTTATACAATGTACCATCATTTTTGAAATAGCCGTAAGTATAATTGTTTTCAAACCGGAGCTCTTTTACAGCACCTTCATTATCAGTTTTACTAAGTATGAAATACTTTAATGGTTGAACATTATACTTATCTAATACTTTAGAACCTATCTTATAACTCATCCAGAAACTTTCATCAAAATTATTCCAGTGTCTGATTTCATAATCAGAAACTTCATATCTACTCTCAGGTTTATATTCTCTAGGAGTAATATCATTTTTTGATACATAATCAGCATAATCATCCATTATCTTTCTAACAGCAACACCTCTAGACTCAAGGTTTAGATACTGCATTACAAACTCAATGGCATCACCAGACTTACCAGATGAAAAATCTTTAAATGAATAATGACCCATTTTGTTTGGATAAAGACAAAAAGATGGAGTTTTCTCACTAGAAAATACTGACTTGATTTTAACATCTTGTCCTGTTAACTTTTCTGTTAAATTAAGATAGAACTCAAATATCCATTCTCTAGGAACTTGGTCTAAGTCATGTATAATTGCTTTTGTTGAAATCATACCAAAAATTTTAAGAATAAAAAAGGGAGCACTGAGACTCCCTTTCTCAAAAGTTGTTACTTTTAATCTAAGCTGAAGTCTGCAGCATTCTTGCTTGGGATAGATAAATCATCTTCCTCACCAAATTCTTTCTTCTCAGTTACTTCAAGCTTTTTAAGGTGTTTAGTCTCATTATACTCAACAATTTTACCTGTTTGAGCATCACCATAAGCATATTTAGTTCCTTCACCTTTTGGTAAATACATATCATAGTTAGTATAACCAGTTTTACCCATATACTCTTTACCAGCTACACACCATTTAAGATATTTATCTTTGATTGGAGCATTTTCACTGAAATGTTTAACAAAGTCTTCAATAGTGTCAAACTTGTTATCTTGAGCAATAAACCACTCATCAATACCGTATGTATGTGCTAAGTTCTTTAAGAAAATCATGATTGATCTATCTCTCTGAATCTTAATACCAGACTTAGTTTCACCATCAGCAAAAGCATACTGACTAGCTTTTACTCTACCAATTTGACCTGCATAATGACCTTTACTTTCATCATCTTTGTCAATCATAAAACCTTCAAAATCATCAATAGGTGGTGTCTCTACATTTAACATCAAGTGGTATGCACCATCAATAAATGTAAACTCTTCTAAGTGAATAGAATTAACTTTTAAAACGTGATTGCCTGGAGCAATTGTTTTAGGCATTCCTGAACCTGTTCCTAAATCTGTTGTACTTAAACCCATTTTTTTACTTTTTTAATTGTTAAACTTTTTATTTTACATATACTTCATCCCAAGAAATCTTTAAAGAACCTTCTGAGGAATCAGCTATTACTATTTCTTTATTTCTCAAGTGGTCTGGTCTAGCACCACAAGTTACTTCTTCATTAGTCTTAAAACTAAGTATAGTTTTAGGACCCTTACGGTACATATAACCAATAGCATCTGCATTAGCACAAACTAAAGATTTTATTTTACCTGTCAAATCTATATTAGCAGACATAACCATCTCACCTTTGTCATCAACTTGTTTGTCTTTGATGTGACCAGATAAGATTACATAGTCAGCTAATGTATCTACAAAATCCAATACTTGGAAAAAAGCTTGGCGAATATACAAATATCCTGCACCATTTGGTAAAGTAGTGATGTTATCTCCATCATAATTTTTACCCATAGGTGTTTGTTTGTAAAGTTTTATTGCCAGCGGATGTATCATTTCTTCTAATGCTGTTACAGTATCTATAGTGATATAAGTATAAGGCTTATTAGCTTCTCTAATAGCTTTACCTGTATCTAATAACTCCTGTAAATTAGTGATAGGAACCTTTAGTGCTTCAATAAAATCTGTACCATGCTCTAAGTCTAAAATTAAATTATTCTCTAAACCAGCATAACAAGTAGTTTTACCTGTCTTAGGTTTTGAGTAAATAACCAATCTTTTAGGATTAGCTCTCTGAGCCTTCACCTTTGTTGTTGGAAGTACTATACCCATTACTTAGTAATTAAATCATTTAACCATTGTTTTTTACTTACTGGTTTCTTCCACATGATAGCAGCAAAATCTTGTATAGTCATCTCACTCATTAAAGGATCTTTATGAGTTGTAGCTAAACTTTCTTCTACTGTTGCAGGTTTTGTTAATAAACCTTCTGTGAAATCTGGAAAGTCATTGTTGTTAACTAAAGAATTTTGAAGTCTTGGTAGATCTATATCAAAGTCAGCACCTTTTTTCTTCTCTTCAATTTCAGCAAGTCTTTTCTCAAATAAACCGTAACTAAGTGTAGTTCCGTCAGAATTAACAGCTACTAATTCTTGTAATGGAACTGTGAATAATGAATAATCAGATCCTGTTGAAGACACACCACTTTTCTTATCATACTCTTCAGCATAGAATGGGTTGTATCTATATCTAAACAATTGTCTGTTTTCATAGAATGGTTTAATGTCAACTACAGTTCCTGAATTATCAGTTACGTTATCATAGAACTCTACATAAATGTCTTGTCCTTTTGACAACTCACTTTCAAAGAACTGAACTTGTCTACCATACTTACCTTTTTGAAAAAAGGCTGTTTTAATCAAGAACATAGGATCAGACTCTCCTATTTTCTTAAAAGTTTCTATGTGATTCACATAGAATTCTTTCTCCCTTGTTTTTCTTACTGTTGTTACACTCATACTGTTGAAATTTTTGGTTTAGTTGCTGTTGGGGGTGTTGGTACTTCTACAATCCTCATTGTAGTTCTGTCAAGTTTAAAGAAGCTAATTCTAGTAGTACCATTTCTTGATTTAAGAAAGTGAAATACCAGAATATCTTCATCCTGAATAATAAATTTCTCAGGACCATATAACCTTAACTTTCTTACAGAAGGTTTATTAATACCCATAACCACATCAGCATGTTGTAGTAAAGCATCAGACCCGTAAATATCAGAATCTAGCACATAATTACCATAAGTACCTTCTTCTTGTCTTTTAGGATCATCTATGTTTCTGTTAAGCTGACTTAATACAACAAATGCTATAGGATATTTCTTTTTCATCATTGTGAGAGCTTCACCTAAGCTTCCTAGCATATCAAATTTGTCTTTCTGTCCCTTACCAACTTTAAATAATGCAGAGTGATCTATAGCAACTAACATATTATTAAAAGTACCATCATCATTTTTGTACTTTTCCATTTCATAATGTATTGTTGCACACATTTCATCTACAGTACATGCATCATAGACAACATTAATTCTGTCTATTGCTTGCATTCCTTGGTAATACCTAACACACTCATCATAGATTCTCTTATCTACAAGTTTTCCGTCCTTACTCATTAATGTGTTGTAATCAGCACTTGTAATCAGACTCAGTTTTCTTACACCGCTTGTTTCATCTACCATCTCCATCTGAAACTTCAAAACTCTAAAATATTGG